GGTCCTGAATGGAATGAATTGTCAGAATTTATGGCAAAGCATGGCGATGAACGCATCCTAGCTGGAGACTATTCCAAGTATGATTTGCGAATGCCTGCCCAACTCACCTTGGCGGCTTTTGCTGTTTTAATTCGTATTGCTAAATGGTCTGGTAATTATTCAGCACAAGATATTAATAGGATGGAAGTAATTGCACACGAAGTATGCACACCATTGGTGGCTTACAACGGTACTTTGTTACGTTTTTTGGGAACCAACCCCTCTGGACAGAACATGACTGTCTATATTAACAGTATCGTAAATTCGTTGTTGCATAGAATTTGCTTTTTCGAGATTTACAAACCCTCTGAGATGGCAAAGATTGGCAAAGATCTTGGTTTAGACAGGCCAGCTGTATACCGGGATATTGTTGCCACAATGACGTATGGTGATGACGCGAGGGGCTCAGTCCGAGAGGGCTTTGATCTCTTTAATCACATCAGCATGGCCAAAATTCTCAAGGAGAATGATATGGTCTTTACAATGCCCGACAAAGAGTCGGAGCCCACACCTTACATGAATAGATATGAAGCTGATTTCTTGAAACGCGAGGATAGATTTGAACCAGAACTGGGTGTTCATGTGGGAATGTTGGATGAGGCATCAATTTTTAAGTCTCTCCACAGCATTGTTAAATCCAAGGTATGCACTACGGAAGAAGTATGTGCACAAAATATCGATGGTGCTTTGCGCGAGTGGTTTTATCACGGTCGTGAAGTTTTTGAAAAGCGCAGGGCACAAATGAAGGAGGTTGCTCGTCGCGGTAATCTGATGTGTGAAACATTGGATGATGATTTTGATAGCCGCGTGGACGCTTGGAAAAAGAAGTATGAGTACACTCCCCAGAGTGGCTCTACCAAAACAGAGTCTGATGACAAGGGTTTTTCCGTTGAGTCAGTTGCCTTTGATGCAGCTGTAACTACCACAGTCTCTGAAGTTACTGCTATTGCTGACGAAGACATTCTCATCCAGATGGTAAAGAGTGTTTTGGGTCGCCCCACATTGGAGCAGTATACAGTAGTTGCTACTAACTATGGTCAAGGCGATTTAATGTATCACTATGATCGAGTCCATCTCGTGATCGAGTGTAAAAGAGTCGTTGGAAGAGGCGGCGGTTATGCGACTAAAGTAAAAGAACAGGCGATAAGGTATGCTAAGGTCTTTGCTCTATTGAGACCTGAAGAGACAGTGTATGCCATCACCTATACAGAATATGGTTTTCAGATTGTAGACATATATGGAGAACCTGCCTTTCCCGATAAGTTTGCTAAATTCTTGGATACTATTCCAATTGCATACTCTTAAGGGAGCACTGACCGTTATGTCATAAAACTGTCCGGAGGCGCTGCGGTAGTGTCGTCGTTACTAAATTGAAACCAAAACCGAACTCATCTCTGATTACAGATGTTATGTATGGTCTAGCACATACCATGCAGGCAGACTGCTTTGGTGAGACAAGAATGACGCGAACATGCGAGTAGGTATTTATCTACAGTGGTTTATAGCCCCACAAACAAAAGTGTGAATAGGCAGGTGCGATGATGCACGTATCTGACCCTTATCAACAAAACGCATTAGTAATTTTAATAATTTGTATTTACATAATTCATTTTTATATACACCTCAAAGCGGAGCTCTTGGAACTATTCAGGAAGAGGGCACCGCAAATATGACTTCACAGATTACGAACTTTCAGGAGCAGAGTCCAGGTTGGACTACTGTGATTGGGACAGGTTCCGACCCTACCATGAACTTAAGTAATAACTCAGATTCTGACCTTGGTAATTTTCTCGAGCGTCCTACCCGGATTGCAGAATACCAATGGGCTGTCAGTTCACCTCTCTTTGAACGTCTCAACCCCTGGCAACTCTTCCTCAACGATCCCCGTGTTGCAGAGAAGATTGCCAATTTTGAACTTTATAGAAGCAAACTCCATGTCAAGATGGTTATATCTGGCACTGGTTTTCATTATGGTAGGGCTCTTGTATCTTACAATCCTTACATTGGCTCTGATGAAATTACTGTTACGAGGAACTTCCTCGATGTCGACTTAATAGCAGCTTCTCAGAAGCCACATTTCTTCCTGAACCCTACAAATAACTCGGGAGGACAATTAGACTTGCCATTCTTTTGGCCCAAAAATTACTTATCACTCAGCACCACAGATAGGAATGATATGGGAGAATTAACACTCAAGTCTTTTGGAGTATTACAGCATGCCAATAATGGTGACGA